CTTCTAATTATCCTGATAGTTTTTTCTTTCAATTAGAAAAAGCTAACCTAGATTTCGATGAGAAAAATAAGAGATATTTGGATTAATTGTAGAGTTTTAGAAAAGTTTACGATGAATATTCCTATCCCTATACCGCGACGATAGAATCTTAAGAAACTGATGAATATGTAGAGTATGCCTTAAAATAATTTGATTATGGTTATTATTAAGAACTGTAAGGGTATACAAAAACAGCAGATCCCTAATTAGGGAGAGAATCAGTATTTAAATACAATAGAGAAATGAATTCCTTGCCTTTTTGTGGTGATTTTAAGAAACGTTTTGATAAAATAAAGGATAAAGTGTTGGATGACATTTTGAGAACTATTGGTACTGAAAAAATTCCTCTCGCTTCGTTTGAAGATATTTTTGAAAGCTTTTAGAGCTTGGATACTGCTGCCGGTTTTTCCTTCCCTATGAAAAAGAAAAGAGAAGTGTAGTAAGAAGCTTGCGGTTTAGCTAAAATGATGATGCATATGTTGAAGAATAATGAGTGTGTGTATTAACCTCCAGCTAAGTTAGCATTTAGGGGCCATTTATCGAGTAAAACTGAGAAAAAAACACGACCCGTTTGGGTTTTTCCGTTTGAAGTGATAATCATCGAAAAAATTTTTGGGTTAAACATAGTGAAGAAGTTGTAGGAGAGTGATGAATAAATTTTCCACTTCGGTGAAGGATCTATGTAAAGATTGAATGAACTATTAAGGAGAAATATTGAAAGTAACAAAGAAATTGCTTTTGGTTTAGACTGGTCTGAGTTTGACGTTAATGTTCCAAAATGGTTAATTTATTAAGCGTTTGACATTATCGTTTAATTGATCGATTTCTATAGCATGACTGTAGGTGATAAAAGAATCGATTTAGAGATCAAAAAAGCAAAAAAATTTGAAAAGGTAATGAGATGGATAATTTTTAATTTTATTTTTACACGTATTATGGATTTTAATGGATGCATCTATTAAAAATAATATGGTATACCATCTGGATCCTTTTTTACTTAGTTAGTTGACTCAGTTGTAAACATGCTTGTGGTAAATTTTCTTTTTGATTCATAAGATGTCCCAATTGAAAAGTAGAGATACTTAGGTGATGATTCTTTTGTGATTGTCATGAAATAGAACTCCATTTATATTAATTTAGAATTAATTTCTGAATTAGCTTTATATTATTTTCATTTTAGGTTGAATGCAAAAAAAGTGAAAGTTATGAAGACAAACGGAGATTTGGGATTTTTAGGGTATAAAACTTCTGGATTGTTATATTACAGAGAAAAAGATGATTGGTTCAAATCAGCTTTATATACCGAACATGAAATAACTGATCTTTAGAAATCTTGTTCGAGGCTAGTGCAATTCTATTTATTAGGTGCTTGCAATGATATAGTCTTCAC